CCGTATTTCTGGCTGACCGACAATTTCGCGGACGAACTGACACTGGTCAGGAACGGCCCGGTGGAAGGCTCAAGCCGCACCACCGACCAAGAGCGGCCCGCGCCGGAGCGCTCGAGGCGCTGCGGCGCCGCCTCCCCCATGGCCGCATAGATCACGTCTGCCGACTGATCGTGGCGAATGTCGGCAAGGTCATCTGCGGCCCACGGCGTGGTCAGTTCGACCGTGCCGCTGTCGCCGATCGCCAGATTGCCGACGATGCGATCAATCCGGTCTTCCGTCTGAAGCGTGATGTGGAAGCGCCCGCTCGGGGTTAAGGCCAGATTGTGATAGCCGGTGCTTAAGATCTTGTTGGGGATATAGTTGTCCGCCTGCGCCGAGGAACCGACGCGAATGGTGACGGGCCCGCGATCAATACGGATCACAAGCGAATGCTCTTTATTCTCATCCGCAACACCGACCGCCACGTCATGCTCGGCTCGGGCGAGACTGCCATGGGCACTCGCGTTCAGCACCCGCCGCCCGCCGGCCAGGGTTACTTGTGTGCTTGCATCGGCGCGAAACATCTCCAGTTCGGCCACACGCAAGAAGCGTGGCGCTGTCGCAGTCGAGCTGCCGGTGTCAGCCGCAACCACATGATACCGCCAATGGCGGCGGGCTTCCACCGTGCCCGTATCCGCACCCGGCAGAGTAAAGGCGCGGCGCTCGCCAGGGCCCCAATTGATCTCGCCTGTGCGCTCGTCCTCGAGCGTCCACTTGCCGGTGTCGGTGGCATAGGTGCCGGTGTCGAAATTGCCGGTAATCAGCCGCCACGCCCGTGGGGAGGCACCACTCAGATAGCGGTCGGAGGCAATGCGGTAGCGCCTGACCGATTCATGCTTGCCGGTGTCGCCCGAGTTGGCGGCGTCGAGATCGACATTGAGCCAACTCGGGAGCGTGTTGTTGGCAACGCCTGTGTCCTGCCACACCGTCGAGAGTTTGTCGTCCGCCACCCGCCACGGCTCGCCGCCCGAAGACTGATCGAAGGTGAAGCCGGAGTTCAGCGGAGAATTATAGCTCGAGGCGGTGATCTGAACGCCGTCCGTGGTTTCGGCCGTGGCCACTGCGAGAAGGTCGGTTCCCGGCCGGCTGACAGAGCCGCCCGTCGAGGTGTTGTTCCAACCTGTGTCGGTTAAACTGGTAGTGGTGCTGACCGATGGTCTCGCCAGCGGCACTTCCAGCAATCCGGCATTGCCGCCCGCCGGCGTCTCCCAAGTGTTGCCGGTGTCGCTCATCAGCCAGACGCGCATTTTCTCCGGCGTCAATTCCAGAAGCGCGGTCTGGTCGATGGCGGCGATGAACTCGACCCAGGCCGCGCCGGTATCGTTCAAGCTGGACCCGAGATATTTGGTGCCAGGGCGAATAGCCATGGCGCCTTGCGTTCTCGGAATCCAATTGGTCATCACCTCGGCAGACAATTGCGTCCGCTCGAGATCGATGCGCGCCAGCGAGACCGGAGAGACCAATCCCCGGTTGAAGGCTATAAAAGCGACGTTCTGGCGCCCCATTGTTTCTAGCCCGTCAGGTTGCTGCGACTGCCGCGGTCGCCTGCGGTGCGCGATGAGCGTGCCCGGTTCCAGCCCCCAGTCGGCGGGAACTTCGGGTTGGGTTCGTTCATCGCGTCATGGTTCAGTGCCCGGCGCCTGGCCTTGTCCCGATCCTTGACGATGCGCTCGAGCTTGCCCTCGCTTTCTGTGAGGCGCGGGCAGACCCGAGCCGCGAGCTCCAACTCCACAAAGCGGGTGAAGGTTGTCGGCCAGCGGTTCAACTCCAAGCCCAGACCTGTGTCGTTCGACACATAGCGGATATAGATCGGCGTGAAATCCGCCGACCAGAAATTGGCGTCGTCGTAATACTGAAGCAGCGGATAGGTGAAATACTCGTCTCCGCTAAGACCGATGGTGCGCAGCCAGTCGGCAGGCTTGGCAAACACCTTGGGATAGCCGAAATTCGGCGTCACCCCGGTGTCGGCCGCAGCCTTGATGGTCTCCATGGCGAAGTTCCAAGAGCCAGCCGCCAAGCACTCGCGCACCACGTCCGAATAGACTGTATTCAGCACGCGCCCGGACTCCACCGCCTCGCCGGTATCGGCGATCGTGGTATGCCCGATTGAGATCAGAGCACCATTGAGGAGGCCGAGCTTGGTTGCCATGTCAGTTGACCTTCACCACGGACCCGTTGATCCACGATTGCGCCTGCTCTTTGGTCTTGATGCCGGCGCCGTCGGCAACCACCACATTGTCCGACAGGCGGATGATGTCGTAACCGCGCTTGCCAACGCGCCACTCGATCTTGAAACCGGGCGACTTGACTTCCTGCGGGCCGAAATGAACCGTCTCGCCGATCTGCGCCACGACCAGGCCACGCTGCTGCACGGCACGGACGTATAGCACGGCATAGAAGTCGTGGTTCTCCGAACGCAGCTCGATGATCGAACCTGACATGTCCATGCGGCCGGAGAGCGGATCGGCCGACAACTCACCGGCCATATGCACCCAGTATTCAGGCTTGAGCGCGTCCTCGACCGTATGCCCCAAGGGCAGTTTGGCCGAGTAGCGGCCGTAGGCAAACTCTGATGGCATGAAATTGCTCGGCCTGATGGCATGAGCATTATTCTGCACCTCCTTGACGGAGGGGGTAGCAATCGCGACCTGCGACATATTTCGTCCTTTCGGTTGATAAGCAAAAAGAGGGGTGAGCCGAAGCCCACCCCTCCCAACTCTCGACTAAGACGTGTCACCAACCAGCACAGGCAAACCAAGCGTGATCTGCGTTGCGCCGGTATCGACTGCCGACAGGATCGTGGCAACGTATGCCCTGCGCCCGCCGGTCTGCACTTTGCCGGTCGTATCGTAGGTGCCGGTGTCACCTTCGTTGAGGTGGATAATGTCGCCACGGCGCATGCCACAATCCCAGCCGTTGGTGAAGAAACCAGCGACTTCGGAGACATCCGCAATGAGCAGACCAGTATCAGAGTAGTGCCACTCGCGCACGCCAGCGATGGCCTGGCTGATGAGCGAGAGTTTGTTTTTGTTAAACGTAGCCATTGTCAGTGTCCTCCCTAGATGGCACTGGCATCATGCAGGAACTGCACAATACCGGTTTGTTGGAGGAGTTTGGCGCCGGTGAAAGACGAGGCGCGGGCATAGGAATAGTCCTGCTCCTCATCGTAGCCGACGGCGGTGTTCATGCCTTCGCCGGAGTCGAATGCGCTACCAACGGCATCCTGATGGTAGAAATAGCATTTCTCCGAAGAAGTCCCGACACCAGTGAGGTTTGGATGGAAGATCCAGTTGAACCCAGCCCAGCGCATCACGCGACGGGTCGGACCAGCCAGCATCTTCATGTCCACATAGTCGATCTTAGTGGCCTCGGGAAGCTGCATGATGTAGCCGCGCACCGCAGGGGTGGCGACGGCCCACATCTTGTCAACTTCCTCGACCGGCACCTCGCTCTCGCCGAGCGTCGTGATCGCCTTGGCAGCGATCGCCAGCGAGAACGTGGTAGTCGCGCCGAGGCTCGTGGTCGCCGTGTCAAGCTGCGCGACTACGTCGGCATCAAGGCGGCGATTGAGAACCTTGCGGCAGGTTTCCTGCATGAGACGGCGCTGATCGCCCTGAGACGCGAAGATATTGAATCGCGTCTTGCGGACGAGGTCATGCCACTCAACCAGGGTGCAGGTGTTCTGGGTCAGATCGTCGGCGCGAGCCGGGATCAGACCGTTGACACCACGGGTAACGGCAGTCGCACCGCCGGAACCACCGACGAGAAACACGGCCGAGTTGCCCTTGATCACGGAGTCAGTCACCGTGGTCTGGCGCAACCAGCTCATGCCCTCTTCGAAGGCCATGACGAGTTCCTGCCGATACTGGGTTTGGAAAGCAGTATCAGCCATTTGAGGCATCTCCTGATTAGGATTGAAGATGCCGTCCGTTCAGGTTGTCCCTTTCCGGCGTGTCGCGGTTTGGCCCGTTAAGGCTCCGCTGCTACGCCCAAGAGCGCCTCACAAACGGTAGGTGGGTATTTGACACTAGGCTGTGGGCGATGCCCCTTGGCCTAACAACTACCGGGCTCTCGCCCGGATCTTGTCACGCGCACCGAGCAATTCGCGGTAGCGCGCCTGTGCCGCCTCGTCCTTGAAGTAGCCGCGGCGGTCTTCTCGTATGCGCGTCTCGAGCGCAGAAATCTCGTCTTCGACCGACCGCCCGGAAGCGGCCGCATCCTCGACCACGGAACCAGCCGGGTTGAGGTTGTTGGCAAGAGTCGCCAGCCAGCGAATCACATCAGGATCGTTGCCGATCACCTTGCCGTCGGCAAGGCGGCCGCCGAGCACCCGGGCGTAGACCGACTCCTCGTTGTCCAGATCCATGCCGCCAGGGGCTGAGTGGAACAGCGAGGCGATGTTGTTGGTGTAGCGGCGATAGGCGTTGCCGTATTCGTTCTTGAGCGCCTGCTCCGACACGCGGCGGAAGCTGTCGTCGGACTCATCAAGTGCTGCGGCCTCTTCTTCCTGCGTCATAAGATACCAATGAAGCGCCGCCTTGACCGTATCCGGCGGGGCACCGACCTCGTGCATGGCTACCGCGAAGTCCTCAACGGCAGGCTTGTCCCAGTCGCCAAGGGTCAGACCGTCATCGAATTGCAGGTCTTTCAGATAGCCGTCAGGCGTCTCGGGCACGCCGAGCGCCTTGTGGAACTCGGCCACGTCATCTGGCTTGGCATCCTCGCCGGGCAGC